AACTGCAGTGATAGACATAAGCGTATGCCTCACGATACAGATTCAGGCACTGACGCTCATAATCCTTGGAGTTAGAGCGAGAGGAAACCATGTTCATCAAATGGAACATGTCTTTCTGAAGAAAGATCTTACCTTCTTCACAATTTTTCTTAGAGAAGTATTCTTCGTTAGAGATGTATTCTTCTTTACCTTCCTTGGCACGACGAACAGCATAGAACTCATTGGTAAAAGCATATACCTCAAACGGGATCTGAACTTTCTTACAGAAGGCAGTCAGGTTCAGCATCTGCTTGACGGTTGCCAGGATCTCACGCTGCATAGAACCAGACCAGTCAAGTAAAAACAACAGACCATGATTCTTACCATCAGGTAGCACAGTTACTTTCTTAAAGATGTCATCAGAATACTTATAAGTATGTAACTTAGTAGTGTCAAGAACACCAGTCTTAGATTGACCAGCACGAGCGTAAGCGTCAGCAGACTTACGGCACTCAAACTCTTTAACAAGGTAGCTAACCTCCTTCTGCGATTGCTTACGAAACTCTCTATAAGATTTATCTACATCATCGTAACGATCAGAGCGATCAATAGCATCGCCACCAGCAAGGAATACCTCACGTTGCTCATCAATCCAGTCATGGACTTCAGTCCAGTCAGCAATGTAGGTAGGAAGATCCACACTATCAGGGATCTCAACATACACAGGATTGTTGGCAAAGCGATCGGTCAGTTTCTCTGCTGCCTTGTCAAAGTTGCTCTGAGTTTCAGAACCTTCTTCGCCTGGTTCATCGCCCATCTCTTCCCCACCCTCTTGCTTCTGAGAATACTGATTGCCAACGGGAGCATCTTCATTGGCATTACTTTCTTCGTTGGCATTCTCTTGCTGCTCACCACCTTCTTGAGTGGATCCATTAGTGGAACCACCCACACCTTGAGTAGATTGTTGGGATTGCATTTCCTCAGGTGCTTGCTCCTGCTGCTTCTCTTGCTTACTAAAGTTGAACAAGTCAACAGCAATCTCACAGACCTCAGCAAAGGTCTCGGCAAGATCAGTACGAGTAACGAACACTTGCTCCTCAACAGAGAATGGAATCATGGCACTAGCACCAATCTTGAAGTGCAGGTTGATACGATCAATCAGACTAAAGGTACTGGGGTCTTCACCTTCAATACCAAAGAAGTCAGCATCATTCAGTTCTTTATATCCACCAGCAAAAGACTTACGTAGACCAGGATACTTACGCTTCATCAACTTCTCAATGCGAGCATCTTCAATCACATTGATGAAGTCTTTAGGACAGTCATGCTCAGCAGTCCAGTCTTCATTAGGAGTGAAGAGAGCATGACCTACCTCATGACCCACCAGCATATCGTATACGACGCTAGAAGCGCGGTCCCAGTTAGGAAGGGTCAACACACGACGATCAACGTCAAAGGACGCTGTAGAGACCTTACGATGCTCTACGATGAGGTTCTCAGTTGCCAGCAGACGGGCAAGGTTACCTTTAATCTCTTGTGATGACATGCTTCTCTTGCGTTGATGCCATTAGTATACACAAAAAAAGAGGTGCCCGAAGGCACCTCTAGTCCAGTTCTGAAACTGTCTCTTGTATGACAGAGAAGTTTTTTTCTTTTACTGCAGTAAGAGTTCTGTCAAATTTACCATCAAGATTCTCACGATGACTGATAACATAAACGTTTGATTTGTCATCAAAGTTACGAAGGATCCAACTAAGATCCATACCACCTTGTTGATCTAGAGAACTATCAAAAATCTCATCAAGAATCAAAAGATTAGTATCCACGCTATTCTTAAGTTTAGCAATAGAACGCCAAGTAAGCAAGAGAGCGATATCAATACGAGATTTTTCTCCTTCGCTGAAACTATCATAAGAAAATACGTCACGGTATCTAGATTTAATTATCTCTTCAAAGTTTTCATTCAACGTAAAATTGACATAAAAATCCATACGTTGAAGATACTGATTGATGAGTTGGTTCATTGCTGGGAGATAAGTTTTGATAATTCTAGTCTTAATCCCATTGTCTTTCAACAATTGCGATGCCACTAATAGTGTATCACGATCCTTCTTGTACTCGGCAAAGGTTTTACCAAAATCTTTTTTTTCTGTAACAAGACCTTCAAGCTTAATAAACTCTGCTTTTTTGTCTGGATTGCTACCTTCTAGTTCCTTGATCTCTTGTTCAATGTCAGAAATATTTTTCTTGATAGAAGTGATTTGAAAATTGGACTGACTAATTGATGCATTTAGTTGCATAACTTTATCAGATAGAGTTATAAAAATTTTCTCTCGTTCTTCTTCTTTTGAAATTTCAAGAAGAAGATCTTCTATACCAGTATTCATTTTATTCAACTGGTCAATTCCTTCATCAATTTTAGTTTGTCTAAACTCTTCATTTAAGTCTTGAGTACAAGTAGGACAAACATGATTGTCTGTAAAAAACGAATGTTCTTTTTGACAACTGTTTAACTTAGATTGTATTTTAAAAAGAAAAGTGTTTAACTTCTTTAGTTTTGTTGTACTATTAGAAACTTTTTTCATTTCTTCAGAATGATTTTGTATTTCTGAAGTTAGACGCGCAATATCATTGTGATAATTGTTTTCATTCTGTAACAATTCAGTAATCTTATTCTCTTTACGCGATATTTCTTCCTTGGTTTTCTTCTCCAGTTCAAGCATATACTTCTTTTGGAGATCAATCTTTTCCTCAAGAATATGCAATTGATAATCAAGAGTTTTTAATTGTTCATTATTATCTCTAACTTTATCTTTGAGGATAATATTCATTGTAGAGAATACTTGAATGTCAAGAATATCTTCAATAATTTCACGACGCTGTGCCAAAGGCAAACGCATGAAAGGAACAAATGTAGAAGATCCAAGAACAACAATTTGAGTAAATGACTTGTAGTTCATCTTGAGAACATTTGTCTCAAAGTTTTTCTGCTGATCTACAGCAGATGCTTCTTGGTTCCAAAGTTGTCCGTTACAATAAATCTCAAACTTGTTAGGTTTGATACCACGAATCACTTTATAATCACTACGACCAATAGAAAATTCTACTTCAACAAGACAATCCTTTTCGTTGATACTATTCACAAGCATAGGCTTGTTGATCTTACGAAATGGTTTACCAAAAAGAGAAAAAGTAAGAGCATCCAAAATAGTGCTCTTACCTGCTCCGTTTGTCCCAACAATCAAATTTGTTTTTGCTATTTGCAAATCAACTTCACTAAAGACATTCCCAGTTGAGAGGAAATTGCGCCATTTAATTTTTTTAAAAGTAATCATTCTAAATCGTTAGGGGGAATCAAAAAATCATCAGCAGTAATTATAGAAAACTTATGTCCTCTTTCTTCACATGCTGTAATTATAGCACTATCTTCAATCTCTACAATTTGCATAGGAGGATAATCGTCATCTTCTTGTAACATTAAAAGATATCTGTCAGCATCATCCTCTTCCTCAAATATAGGAATAACTCTTTCTTCTTCATCATCAAAGACAGAATAGACGCCATCTGGACGATCTTCTAAGGTTACGATGTACATACTATGCAACGTTGCAACTTTCAATATATAGAGATCTCATCAAACTTTTTAAGTCTGATTTATCTACGGACATCTCTACATCATCAATGTATTCATTGAGCAAAGTCAATGTATCTTTTGAGGAGATTTCAATGTCAGCCGTGTCTTCTTCAACCAGAGTTTCTACAATCTTGACATCATGGACACCTACGTTGTAAAGACGATCAACCAATGTTTCAAACATTTGGTAGTCTCGTTTTTCGTTGACGACGATCTTGATGAACTTGTTTTTATAATCAGACACATCTTGTTTGTTGTAGTCCACACTGGTGTCATCATAGAAGATTTTTTCAAAGATTTCAAACGGGTTTGGAATATACTTAAGTTTATCACTTTCAGTATCGTAGATATGGAATCCACGGCGGTCTTTATAATCATTCCAATACATCTGATAAGGGTTGCCAAGATATTGGACGTTACCTTTAGTTGACTTGTGATGATAATGTCCAGACCATACTCGTTTAAAACGATAAAAAAGATTTGGATCCATACCATGATTCATCTTCATGCCAGGTGTTACCTCAAATCCATTGAGCTCAAGATGACCACAACAAATTTCTGCTTCACTTGTTTCAAGTAGATTCAAGACCTCATCAGAGTTCTCTTTGTTGATCCAAGGTAACATGAGAAACTTTTTGCTTCCAAGTTTAAGGTGCTTTGGTTCTGAGTAGATTGTGATATTTGAATACTGTTCCAGCAAGAGTTCTGGTGAGTTGATGCGATTGGTGTTTTTGTAATAGGTACAATGATTACCAAGAAGCATGTGAACTTCGTAGTCTTTTAGTCGGTCAAAGTAATTTTCTTTAACACGATGATAAGTATTAAAGTCCATAGACTTTCGGTTATCAAAAGTGTCACCCAAATCAAAGATAACATTGATACCCTCTTTTTCAAGAGTAGGAAAAAAGATTTCGTCATAAAATCTCTGAAAATAATTCCAAAAAGGTAAAGAACCTTTACGTCCATCTAGATGACAATCTGTTATCAAAGCTATTTTCATAACTTACCTCCAACTACTCCATCAAATTTTTTGGATGTAATACAGTTTGCCCAGTTAGTAGCGAGACCTTCCATGTGAAATCTCGTTCCTGAAATACAAACTTCTTTCTTACCTGCTGTGATGAATGGCGTATCATCCTCACCAAAGCTATTCCACGTTCCAAACCTTGACTCTGTAACTCTGAATTTTCCATAAGGTGTTTCATACCATTCATAATCTTGTTCTTCACTCATCGGTTCATTCTAGTTTCAATATTTTCTTTGATGCTACCCATGTCAGAGTAAGAAGCATTCATGCCTGACATACTACCATCATGAGTATCTGTATGCATCACTTCATCATGACCTGATTGTTCTAATACTTTTTGTTTAATCTCAAGTTGTTTCTTTTCTTTCTGAATACGACGAAGGAAAGCGTAGTAGATAATTTGTGTAAAGTAAGCAAAAGGATTTTTTGATTTCTCTGGATCAAAATTGAGAATGTATTGGATACAATTTTCAACTCCATCATGAATCATGTCTTCACGAAACATGTAATTAACAAAGTTTGGTTTGTAAGATAAATGTGTAGCAATTTTATCAAAACAACTTCCTAAGTATTCGTAGCATCTTTTAAATCGAACACTAGTTTTTCTATCATGATGATACCTATAGTATCTAATTGATTCAATATGGTTTTGATGACCAATCTCTTTTCCTACAAGAAAATAATCTCGCAGTTGAATAACGGCAGCAAGAAAATCTTTGTTATTTACGTAATATTCTGTTTGTTTTCTTTTTGCCATTACTGTATATGCCACGTTGATCTTACAATTATCTGTATCAAGTATAGCATCGTGTAAGTCATATGTAAAGGGGGGTCTTGACAAAACCTCAGAAACTCAGTAGAATAACTCTGTTAAGGGTTCAAGAGAGGTTGTAGCTTTTAGCTTTTCTTATAGATATCTTCTAAAGATTTTTTCACTTCTTTAATTGATCCAAGATAACCTGCTTTACGAGATAATTTATTAATATTATCTTCATTACTTGAATTAATTTTCCTTAAAGTTTTTTCATAAAACTTCTGGATATTTATATCTAGTTCTGACATTGTAAGAATATGATCTTTATTGATAATAAACATATCATCAAAAGTTGCAGATATCCATTCTTTAAACATAAATCCAGAGATCTCTAGCTTACCTTTTTTTTGTTTTGCTAATTCTACTTGAAGAGGTTTATCTAAAATAAGTTTATCTTCATCAGGAAGATAACAGACTTTTGCTACTATCTCTTCTCCTGATACTAACTTTAATGTTGCGTAAAATTCTTCTTCCATATTTAATTTGCTCTAAGGTTTATTTTTATAACCTCATACTTAAAATTTTCTTCATTGTAAATGTTTACTCTTTCATTTAAATGTTTTAATGTGTAATTTTGACCGCCAATATCATCAGCGATATCGTATAAGGTTGCAATATCTTTGCCTTCACCTTTTCTAAGTACACGTCCAATAGATTGAAGGTTACGAATACGAGATTTACTAGGTGATGCAAATATAATATTATGTAATCTTTTAATGTTAATACCTGTAGAGAACGTTCCGTAAGAAGCAATAATAACAGCATTGTTTTCTGTTTCAGTAATTTGCCTTACTTTTTCTCTATCCTCTACATCAGTTCCACCATGAACAAAGAATATTTTTCTTTGTGGATCTACAACACTATTTATTAAATCAAAAAGTGGTTCTCCATGCTTTTCAATATAGTTGAATAACACAAGAGTATTACCATCAATATCTTTAACTAAATTTTTAATGAGATTATTTCTACCTTTGTGCTCTACAAGATAATCTATTTCATCATGATATGTGTCAAAATGCTGAGAAGCATGTTTACAAAGTAGCACTTTGATCCTAAACTTACTAAGATAACCTTCTTTGATAAGATGATCAGTTTTAGTAACTTGTTTACAATTGCCAAACAATCCTTCTAATACCCATTTATGAGTCTTACTACCATCAAGTGTTCCAGTAAAACCAAATCTATATTTTGCATTATGAAGTTTTGTCATAATGCCAGTAAGTGATTTAGACTTAAACAAGTGAGCTTCATCACCAATTACGCAATCAATATCATCAAAGTATCTTTTAGGAAATTTGTAAATAGATTGCCAAGTTGAAATGATAATAGGTTTATCAGTATTTTTATCTTTACCAGAATAAATCTTATGAACATGATCATCAGCATTCCACCCGTAATCATTAAAGTCATTGACCATCTGTTCTACGAGGGACGTAGTTGGTACGATGATCAAAGTTTTCTTATTGGTAGCAGTATAGTATCTCACGAGGGAATAGATCATGAGACTTTTTCCACTCCCAGTGGGAGAAAGTAAAAGTTTACGATTATTTTTTATTGCTTCGTATACAGCATTGTATTGATATGAACGAGGAGTAATTTCTGTCCTAGTAATTTTGTCCATAAAGGTTTTAATGCCAGCAGGAGAGACAAAATCATTTGTTTCTTCAACATCTCCATACCAATCATTTTTTTCATATTCAATTTGATAATGTCTTTCGTCTGCCCATTCCTTAAGATGTTCCATTAAACCGCCATAGAGTTCACCAGTGCCAGGTGAATACAAGCGAATAGTTCCATCCCAGTATTTGTATCTGGGATTTTTTTTCAGAAATTTTGCTTCAGGAACTTCAAACGAAAAATAGTCCGAGAGTTCATGATGAACATGAGGCTCAGCGGACTGAATGGTAACGTAAACTTCGTTCTTCTTTTTAATACTCAGAGTGGTCATCATTGTCCATTTACAAATTTCTCCCACTCAATGGCACTCTTGATCTGAAAACCTCTGTTAGAAACTTGCTTCATGACTTGATCCAACCAGTACAAAATCTGGTCAAGATATTTAATCTTTGCCTCAAGGTTGACAATATCATCGTCTGCCTCAAGATAAGTTTTCATTTTTTCTGAAGTCTTGATGCTTGATCCAAATGGTTTAGAGGCGTAAGTTTTTGCGTCTGCTTCGCCTGAGTAATACTCACGTTTCTCTTTCACCATCTTACGCATTTGAAATTCCAGCGAGGTTTTGATCTGCTGAATGTCAGTGTAATGGTTTAAGTATTTATTATGTTGGAAAGGGATGTCTAACGCAAGTTGTCCCAGATCTGTGGTATACTGTTTGTTCTTAAATTGAAAGTCAACGGCGCTATCTTCTGCCCATTGCTCTCTTAAGTTTTCAAATTTATCACGAAGAGTTTCAAAATTCATAGAGGTTGTAAGGATTTATCACGAAGGAAAAACTGCTGGTGTTTAAATACAACTTCAGCGGTAATATATTCTACATCACTAATTGTAGCATCAAACTGCATTCCTGTAAGTGCTACTGGAAAAATGTTTCTAAAGTCAATAATAAATGCTGGATTGTATTGTGAAGTTACAATATGTAATTGTGCATTTGTATAAATGTCTTCTTCTGGAGTTGTCCTCTTCATTTGATCTGCATTACCATTATCACGAATCCATTTATAAATGCTGTTATAATTTTCAAAATTTTCGTCAACAATAAAACGCACAGAAAAATCCCCGAACGTTACTCCGCCACCAGGAATAATTGGCAAGTTTCTAAAAGGACTTGCAACTTCCGTAGTTGGCATTGAAACGTCGGGGACATTTGCTGTTTGGCAAAAGAAATCCGTACCTTCAAACTTTTCTAGTTTAAGAATAAATCCAATTGGATTTAAAAAATTTCTATTTTTGGGTTGTTCTTTATACCACTTTGCTGGCATTTCAAATTCTCAATTTATAATTTATTTATCCTCGTTATTCCAGAAGTCATCCCAATCTTTTTTTGAGTCAGTAACATCTTCCCATTCTGGTTCATACAAAGGACAAGGTTCTTCCATGAGAACATCGTTTTTCATTTTTAAAATTTTCTTATAGAATTTTTTTAAATCGTTCATTACTCTTTATATTCATTAAGAATATCTAAAACTCTATTTAATGCATCGTGTGCTCCTTCTTTTTTCTCTTCAGAAAAACAATTAAACATGTCTGTATTATCATATAGAGCTGTTTTTAACTTATATACTCTGGCAAGGAAATCTACTTTTTTCATGGATCCTTAATAAGTAATAGGTTTTGATACCTATATTTAAGCATAAAAAAAGGGGGTTGGAAACCCCCTTGTGTTGATATGTGAATAAAGATCACATAAGGTTTTTGACCAATACACGTCTGTAATACTGGTTCTTAGAAGCGGTGAGTGCTTCAGCGTCAGGAACGCCAGCAGATGCCTCAACGAATGGGTTTGCAACCATGCCGTAGCGAGTCTTGAAACCAATCTTAGGTTGGAAGGTCTCAGGATCAATGCTGCGTAGCATTTGGAGAGGAACATATGGGCAGTAGAATAGACCTGCGTCATATGGTGAAGAACCCTTATAACCAACAACATAGTAGTGGTTGTTGGAAACGTTAGCAGAATAAGGATCAACGTAGACTCTGATTCTGCCGTTCATGGTGCCGACTAGAAGGTTACCAGTGTCATCAACTTCACCGATGGAAGGACCACCAGCACCGCTTAGACCTGAAGAGTAGTCAAGAGTACCAGACATAGCGAGAGCAGAAGCAACATCAGCAGAAGTGATGATGAAGTTGCCCTTTCCTCTACGAGTCTGCTGAGCGATTGCGTTAGCATCACGCTCGATCTGGAACATTAGACCCTTGAACTTCTCAACTGACCAACGACCGTTTGAATCAACGTCAAGGTCAAATACACCAGCGTTAGCAACGCTGTTCTGAGCACCAGGCTTAGCAACGGTGTAAACAGTACGAACGACTTCGCGGTTGATTTCAGCAAGGATCTCGCTTGAAAGAAGGTTAGCAAGCTCTTGCTCAGCATCAAG